GCCGAGAATTACCCAATTTATTATGGCTTTACAATTGACCGAATGGTAGAGGATTGCTACGGACAATTGTGGGTCATGGAATACAAATCCGCCAAGACTTTTAAGTCGGCACATTTGGATGTCGACGACCAAGTAACCGCCTACGTATGGTGTGCGCAAGAGCATTACAAGCGTAAAGTCTCAGGCTGTATATATCAGCAGCATAAGAAGCAGGCTCCTCAGGCGCCGCGCATTCTTAAAAACGGAGAACTATCAGTCTGCAAAACACAAAACACTACAGGGGCTCTGTATAGAGCAGCCGCGAACGCCATATATGGCGACTTGCAAAAAGCTCCCCCAGATGTAATGAAATGCTACGAGACCTTAATTTCGGTTGAGGACTATGATGGGGATAAATTCATCTCGCGTCAAAGCATCAGCAGAAACGAACATCAGATTGCGTCTTTTGAGCAGAAACTTCAAATGGAAATTGAGGACATCTGCAATAGCGATTTGCCGCTTTACCCCAATCCTACGGCAATGTGCGAATACATGTGCCCCTTGATGTCGGCATGTGTAGCCATGGATAGCAATGGCGATTACCAGAGCGAACTAGATGATTTAACCGTAGCAGCCGCAAATGGCTTAACCCAGAGAGAAAAGGAGCAATCAAAATGGCGCAACCTATTACCACACCCAAGCGAAATATCCCTGACGCCGCAGCTAAACCAACAGGAGCAGGCACAGGAGCGAAACCTGTGGCAGGAATCAGACAAGGAGCCGCAAACACTATTCCTTCAGGATCTCGGACTGTTGTAGCCGCAACTACAAATAGCATTCCGACTATTCCGTTTACAATTCAACCTCTATCGGACTACGTCAGGTGGCTGAAGATTCTGATCTATGGCGATTATGGCTCAGGCAAAACTCGACTTGCAGGTTCGGCTGTAATGGTCCCCAATATGCGCGACGTTCTGTTCATCGACTGTGAGGCCGGCGATTTAACTATTGCGACTGAGCCGGAATTTCACGATGTCGCCATCAAGCATATGGACGTGATCAGTGTGAAAACTTTTTCGACGCTGGCGCGAATTCAAGAATTCCTACGCGCACACTGTACCTATCGAGATGCAGATAACACGCAAGGGTTAAAGCAGTTAGAAGAGAAGCTGATGGGCAGCAATTACAATCCCGACACTCCGCCGAGGACGTATCGAACTGCCATTATCGATTCCCTAACTGAGGCCGAGACTTATTCGATGTACCAACTCTTGGGCGTGACAGATAAAACTCGACTGGACGAAGAAACGGCTTCACCTGAATGGGCAGAATATAAAAAGAATTATAGCCAGATTTTGCGGTTGATTCGCAAGTTTCGTGACCTGCCTATGCACATCATATTTACTTCAGGGGCCACATACGTACAGGACGATCAGAAACGTATGCTATGGCAACCGTCTCTCTCAGGTAAACTTGCCAAGCAATGTCAGGGATTTATGGATGTAGTCACGTTTGCGCAAGTAGGGCAAGGCGAAAACGGCAAGAAAGTGCATACGTTCCAAGCGCAGCCATCTAGCAAAATAAATGCCAAATGCCGCTTTTCTAACTTCAAGGAAATGGGCTGGAACAACCCTACAATGCAGACCATTTTGGATAGCGTAGGATTGGATGGCTCATGACCTATTGAACAGAATCAAGGGTAGAGGGCCCCTTGGTGTCGCTATTCAGCCCTCAAATAGTCGATAGATAACAGGAGTTTCAAAATGGCAAAGAAGCAGAATGAAAATGCAAACATGTTTGGCGGTGCAGATGCAGATGTAGATGCAGACGAGCATGTCGAAGCTGCACAGGACGACTACGACAACTTGGTGGTTGACCTCAGTGACGTAGACGCAGATGCAGGATCATTTCCTGTAATCCCGCGAGGGGTCTATCCTGCGGCTGTTCTTGAGCTTACCTACGGGCTGAGTAAGTCCTCAGGGAACCCTATGTGGACTTGGGTGTTTGAAATCACTGAAGGCGAGTTTGCAAGCCGTCGTCTGTTCTTCCACACGCCTTTCACGGAGAACATGCGGCCGCGGATCAAGAAGATTCTCAGTCGAATCGCGCCGAACCTTGCAAGTCAGGCGTTCAAGCCGCAGGAAGTGGCTCAGAATGACGACCTTGTAGGTGTGGAATGTCGCATCCGAGTAGATGTTAAGCCCTACGAGGGTGTTGCTCGCAACAACGTTCGTGATGTGATGGCTGCAGGAGTTCTTGACGCCGGCTTCATGTAACAGCGGCTGCGTTATCGTTCAAATGTAAATCAAGGGCTCTAGAGGTCGAAGATGGAATTGAAGATTGTCGGCCACTAGAGCCCTTCCTATTCCTGGAGGATGCTATGCAAGATAGACGCGCCTTTGTGTTACTTAGCGGCGGACTTGATAGTACAACATGTCTGGCTGTTGCACTGCAGTCCTACGACCGCAAACAGATTACTGCCATCTCTTTCGATTACCAGCAACGACATAGCATCGAAATTACCCAAGCAAAATATATCGCGACGGCGATGGGGGTCGGGCATAAGGTAATGGCTTTGGAGGAGATGCCGAAAACTATGCTCACTGACAAAGATGCGGCCGTGCCCGATATTTCCTATGGGGATATTACCGGAGTATCCCCTATGTATGTACCCTTCCGCAACGGACTTATGTTGTCTAAAGTAGCTTCGTTCGCTGCCGGTACAGTTCCTAATAAAGTTCCCATTGAGATCTTTATCGGTACTCATGCAGAAGATGCGGCTAACGATGCCTACCCTGATTGCAGGCTCGACTTTATAGGCGCTATGGGGGCTGCTATGTATATTGGTAGCTACCATCAGATACGCATACGAGCTCCTCTAATCGAAATGCTTAAGAGCGACATCGTCCGTCTAGGTTTCAGATTGAATGTTCCGTTTGAGCATACTTGGTCATGCTACAAAGGTGGCGCGGTACATTGTGGCACGTGTGCGACCTGCAGATCTCGCAAGAAAGCTTTCGAGACGGCTCGTGTAGAAGATCCTACGGAGTACGCAGCATGATCACATGTACTAGATACCATGATTTTTCGTGCGGCCACACTGTCACAGGACATGAAGGTAAATGCATTCATTTACATGGGCACAACTACCGTGTTCATTTTACATGCGCCGCCGCAAAACTCGACAGCATAGGTAGAGTCATCGATTTTTCCTGTATCAAAGAAAAGTTGTGCCTCTGGTTGGAGGAGGAATGGGACCACAGATTTCTGATTTGGCAGGAAGATCCTCGCGCAGCAGCTCTACAATTGCTGGATTCTACTGTGGTCGTCGTGCCTTTCAATCCTACTGCAGAAATTATCGCGCATGTCCTGCTGTATATTATTGGTCCTAAGCAGCTAGAGGGTACAGGTGTGCAGCTAATAAAAGTGCAGGTTGAAGAGACACGTAAATGCAGTGCAACGGCCTACTCGCTGATGCAGCCAATTTCTGAGGAAACACAATGTTCGGAACAAACCCTACCCGAAAAGTCCTAAGGGATGATGGTAAAGTACTTGCTACCCAAGAAATCTTCCTTACTATTCAAGGTGAGGGTCCTTTTGCAGGCGTCCCAGCGCTTTTTATCCGGCTGGCGGGTTGTCATTTAGCTTGTCATTTCTGCGACACAGACTTCGAAAGCCATATGGAATCCCGCGCTACTGTAAGTGTCGCAGCTGAAGCGCAGGAACTGGCTCGAGGGACTCATCTGTATGTGCTTACAGGAGGTGAGCCTCTCAGGCAGAATATCGCGCCACTATGCCTTGCATTACTTGAAAACCCTCTAAATGTCGTACAAATTGAAACGGCCGGTAACATTTGGCAAAAAGATTTAACGCCCCTATTCGAGGATCCTGCTCTGGCTCCTCGATTGCATCTAGTATGTTCGCCTAAAACTGTCTCAGCTCATGCACAGGTACAAAAATACTGTAGACATTGGAAATATATCATCGACGCAGATTTAGGTGTTAACGAAAGCAATGGAATACCTAATTTTAATACCCAGCAAAAAGGAGTTGTGCAATATAAGGATCTTTTCCATCCTACGAGGGCTGATACTATATGGCTTCAACCTTGTGAGGCGTACAGTACAAGTCGCGTAACCGAAATCCTGGAGCTACAGCGTCAAAAGGTAAAAATCTCCAATTCCGGCTCTGATCAGGCAATCACGACAGAAGCTCGAGATTTCGTCCGTACAGCCCGTAATATGAAATTGGCAGTAGAATTGGCGATAAAGTTCAATTATCGCGTGTCATTGCAGCTACATAAGATACTCGGCCTACCCTGATACGACTCAATAGGAATTAACCCGTGCGAAAGATTACTAAAAGCAAAGAAGCGTTGGCGATTCAAAACATTGCAGATGCACTGACCAATTTGGGTTACGATTTGACGGACTTCAACTACAAAGATACGCCTACGAGATTTGTACAGCACTTGACCGAGTACCATCAGGGCACAGCTGCGATAGATGCCATAATGGAGAAGAGCTTCGATTTCATGCACAAAGTTTCCGGCTACGCAGGTATGTTGGTCCAAAAGCAGATACCCTTCAATACGATATG